CAATTTCTCTTCTAATTGGATCTTCACTTAAGGCAGAATAAGAATCGGGATTCCATGGTCCCAGATCTTCTCCATCCGGACCATACTTCCTACCATATCCAACGGTAGTATAATCACATATTTCATAATTTTCAAAATCTTCTTCTCTATCGAATACTTCTTCTGTTCCAGCCTCTTCTCCAAGAAGAGTTCTAAGAATAACACCACTACCATACTGACAATCATCGATAGCAGTTGCTAAAGGTGCATATTGGTATCCATGACCACTTCTAACTAAGTCTACTGCAAGAATAGATCCGTCAATACCAACAACCGGATTTCCTGCTGCACCGACTCCACCACCCCCAAATATCTGAATCCTTGGTGGACCACATTCCTTTTCGGATTTAAATCCACCACACTGACCAGAGGAATTTGAAAGATCACTAGGAGTTAATCTATTAACTTGATTTATATTGAGATATTGATAATCATTATTACCATTTTTAAAGATAAAGACAGTTCCTGGATTTCTTTTTGCATAATCATTTGCTTCACACACGTCAACACCCGTGACATATCCACGGTCGGTGGAGATATATCCAACTCTTATATCATTTTGTGAAGGAGATCCAAAGAAACTGAAAGTCATATTTCTTATCTGTTAATGATATTTATTACTTAACGATTAGCTTTTAAAGTTTGAGTAGATCTTGGTGGAGTTGCAAAAGGAACACTCTTAACAGGTTTTCCAGTTGCTGGAGTCTTCGAAGACTTATCAACTTGAGAAACTCTTGGTAGTTGTGCTTGTTCAGCAGCACCACTACCACTTTGTAGAGAATAAAAGTCTGAAGCAGCACAATTTGGTTTTAAATCGCAACCAAAAATATTTAACTTGATATTTTCAAAACTTAGGGCAGAAGTAATACTTCCTGTAATTCCGCTGATAGAAGATCCAGCAAAAGAAAGAATACCACTAGCCTGAGATAACTCGTCTTTAATATCAGATAAAAATGCATTTATATTATTAATTATTTTATTAAAATCACTTTCCATGTTAGGCATGTTTATAGATATAATTTCTCCTGTCAGATTTTCAACTGAACATATTTCAACAAGAGGAAAATAGTCGTCTGAAGAAGGAATATTTGTATTTAATTTATCATTCAGCAAAGCTTCAATTTGCCCACAAAGCGAATTTGTTATCTTAGAATATAAACAGGTTATAGTTTCTGTAATTGTTTCTTTAATATCCAAATACTTATATCTTTGGTTTGGTGGGACAGTTGGTATAGTTTTTGATAATGCTTTATTAATTAACTTAAGAGCATATTCCATGATCTTATCAAAAACAATCTTCATATACTTAGCAATCTGACAAGCAGCATCTGCTATCAATGCTTGAATATTAGATATGATAGAAGAAGCAGCGTCTATGTAACTTTGGGCAGCATGAAGAATTTTATCTATTTCTGCGGTTAAATTATCAATAATGGTTTTAATTGCTTTCAAAGCAGATTCAACCATTTCACATGGATTCATTAATACAGTTTTTTTCTGATAAAGATCATTTCTTTTTACGTCCGCAACACTAACCTCATGAACTGCATCAGCATTTTCTCTTGTCGCTCCAGGTCTACTTGGGGAAGTTGGAGAATTTGCTTGAGAGCAACGATCTTGTATTCCTTTAGCAACTGCAGATTGAATAAAATTAGTTCTCTCTGCACCAGTTAATCCCCTAGCATCAGCTTCTAATCTTGCAGATTGCTGATCCTGAAATTGTGCTTTTGATAGAGGAAGATCTGGTCTCAGACCATTACTATTGACTGAAACTCCAGAAGGTGGTGGAGAACATTCCCTAGATTGTTCTGGATCTTTCGGTTTATTTACTACAAGACCTTCATCGGGAACTTTGATATTTTGATCTTTGTCTCCGTTTGCTGGGGTAGCAACTCCACTGGTAGCAGAGAAATTGGTCTTATCAGTACCAATAGTTGTGTTTAATGCTGTTTGGGCATTATTTCCAAGAATTCCCATGATAACGGGAACCTGCTGGTCCTGCCCGTCCATGAAGAATCCAAAAACAAACATTCCTTGCCTCAAATTAGAGGTTTGGGATGCTGCTGCTTGACCACCACCTGCGGTGATCGGATACATTACCTGAGCCCAAGGCAACTGATAGGACGGTATTAAAGTCTCTTCTTTATCATGAAGACCTATAATCCTAACCTTATATCTTCTTCCCCAACCAGGAATAGAGTCTTTGTTCTCAAATTTACTTGGGACAATGTTATCCCTCCAGGTAGAGTCGTCAGCTATCTGACCAATCCACCAATTAAAACCGCCACCAAGAAAACCGGGATTAAATAAAGATCCTCCTTCCATCAGTCTTCATACACTCTACATTCTAGTGCGTCTGGATTTTCATTACAATAGAGTTCTAAAGGATTTGGATCGTGAGTATCTCCTGGATGATTATTTTGATAATTCTCAAGAGACTCTAACTCAGATTCCAAATGACGACGACGTTGACCACTTGTGTTTGGATTATCAATTTCGTTTCTATCGTCTTCGATATGCTGTTGTAAAGTTCTGTCCGTCATAATGGTATTGAACCCTTAGTGTGATTTCCAATTCTTCCAAAAGAATCTCTGACCAGGTTTAGTTTAGTGAAAGTTTCTTTTGTAGAAACGTAATGACATAAATCTGCTATAATATATAGCCCACCAAACTCACGGTCAACATCATTATTTTCTTGATCAGACATTGAAGGGTTGTCTATAAAAATTGCGTCTCCAGCATGTAGAGAAAAATCTCCAGGAATGGTAATTGTAGTTTTAATAGAATAAAGTTGATTATATCTCATTATCGCTTGATTTAAAATCTTTTTAGAATCAAAGTTCACTTCTTTTGATTTTTCAATCTGCTGTTTTGTATTTCCCTCTGGAAGAGTTCCAGTATCAACAAGCATGTATGTAGTACGAGAAAAATCTTTTCCTGCTTCAGTTCTATTGAATTCTGGATTTAATTTGGGTAATTCTTTTCCCGCTTTTTTTAAATTCTTCTCAATTTCTTGTGCATTAGGATTAATAACTTCATAGAAACAATTGAATGGATCAAACATTATTATCTTATTCGAAAATGCACCCATTTTCAATTTTTCCTTTACGTCAACTCTATTGTCAATATTATGTTCTATAATCTTTCCATCATATCCAGAAGGTATATTTTCTCCTTTCGAGTCGGGAGTTTCTGTATAGATTAGAGATTTTTTCTTTTCTTGAGATAGCATAGAATCTATAGATTTAAACTTAAATCCTTCAGAAGTTTCAAAGAAAAAATATCCAGCAGTGTTTCCGTCTGCTCCAGAGAGATTAGGAACTGCTTTTTTGGACAACCAGTTCATAGCATAATAAGGTTTCCTATTATTTCCTATGAAATTATATGTATTAAATGTTTCCTCAATATCAACTTTTTTCTTTGTACCTAAAAACTTTGGATCAGTAAGTATTTTCAATATATGATCTGATATTTTTCCATCAAACCTAGTGTTTAACCTAACCTTTTCATTCAAAATGAACTCTTTAGAAACTAAGTCAATAGTGACCATAGACTTAGTTGTATCCTGAAGTTGTGGAGTTATTTTATTCACATACAGATCAACTTTTATCTCATTATCAGCACTATCCTTAAACTTAAGTTTAGTGGTCTCTTGACCAACAAGAGGCAATCCTTCTAATACAGACTTAGAACCTCCACCACTACCAGTTACGGAGTTTCCCGTGTCAGCAAAAGTTGCAGTAACTTTAATTGTATCTTGAAGAATACTTTCATAATACAGTAGATTTACAATTCCAGTTTTAATGTCTACTGTATTCCCTTGATTCTTATTTGATACGATTACAAATTCATTAATATTAGAACTTTCAGCTTGTTTTGAGGTTAATGGTACAGCCATTTCTTAAAATCTTCCTACTTCTATTTACCCGATCATATCGAGAGCAGAGAATGAATCTTCTTCATCTGAAGACCCAGTGATAGCAAAATCACCAAATCCACTAGAATAACCAGAATCATAATCTCCAGAATCTCCATCAACAGGAGAAGACATGATTATTGTCTGTGGTGCAAGTGCCTCATAAGGTGCATACTGCTGTATTGCACTAATTATACCTTTTTTATTTTTTGCTTGGTTGATTGCCAGGAGAAGATCCGGAACTATCTTTGCACTATCACCATCTACAACAATTTCTTCTTCACCCTTATCTCCAAGAATTGCCAAATGTGGATAGTCTGGTGTCACTCCACCATCACCATATATCCTCATTCTCTCTTGGGGAGCGACTTTTCCATTTTCATCAAATCTACCATGAGCAACGAATGAATTTGACCCAGTGATATCAGCACTTACACCAAATCCATTCGGTCTATATTTCATTCCAAAAACTTTTAATGGAAAGGGAACCTTTGATTCAAAATCAACTTGCATATCAATTCCACCCTGAGAACCAGAAGCTGAGTGAGCTCTTTGCTCATTAGAAATAAGTCTCGACGCTTCCGCAGAACCTATATTTTTACCCTTTGGTATCGAAACCCCACTTCTACCCAAGTAAATGCTTCTTTTTCCAACCATTTGCATAAAGGCTTTTAATGCACTCGCTCTTGCATCTGCATTATATTTTGGTTGTAGTATTGTCCCCTTGGTCTGATTACCTGGTCCAATGTGGAAGTGAACTCCAGCGGAAGCACCAGAGTTTCCCTGAATAAAATTACCAGATCCACCAACCACTCCACCTTCACCTTTTCCTGCTAAGTCCATACCACTACGACCAGCAGAATACCCACCCTTTTTAACTTTAGATAATGCAGATTTAATTTTATCAGGTGTCATAGCACTTCTTTGACCTGGATAATAAAACTGCCCCCTAGCATTAGGCAAAGAAGCAAATTCTTGTGACAAACCTTGCATGAACTGTTCGTCACTCATCTCACCCTTTAACCACCTACGTCCACCACGATTTCCTTCAATATTGACTTTACTAATAATCAAATCCTGATTTTCTGGGCTGTAAAGATCTTTATCTGGATTTAATCCTGCCGCTCTTGCTCTACTTACTAGGTATTGTGGCAACTGCTGATATTTTCCTACTGCTCCAGTTGCTCTTCTTGCAACTTCAGCAATGGTCATTTTTGTAGCACCTTTAAGAACAGTGCTTGGATACATTGCTTCATAATTTCCACCAGATTCCTTTCCAGCAATTAGATCAAGAAGTGGACCCCACTGACCTCCAGATCCACCTTCAATGTCAACATCTTCGTCAACTGGTTGTGTTGGATCGCTCTTATCTGGACCACTATCACCTTTCTTCAGTTTTAAGTTGTCTTGAATTTCTCTAAGGGTTTTTTGTGCGTTTGTTTCAGTAGCTTCTTTAAATGAAGCAGCAACCCACTGACTAATATCACCACCTTCAGTTATTGCAGATAAAGACTTTGGATCAACAATACCACCCTCAGCAAAAGCTGCAGCAAGTCCACCTTTTAATTTTCCTTCACTAATTCCTTTTGAAACTAACATATTGATACCAAGACCAACATTCTCATAATCTTTCTGATCTGGTTTTTGGCCTAGTAAAATCTTAGAAGTAATTCCCAAGATAGGTCCAAAGAAATCACTTTTCCCAAGTTCCTTTCCAGTATTTTCAATAACATTAAAAGGACTCATGAAATCTGCAGATTGTGGTTTAGGGAACAATCCAAAAATCTTTTCCTCTCCTCCTACATCTGCTCCAGGCTCAAAATCAATTTCTGAAGGTTTTCTTGGAGAAAGTCTTCTCTTATATTTTCCCCTTTTAAATGCCCTCTTTACTCCACCCTGAGTTTTACCTCCTCTAGTAATTCCACCACCAGCTTTCTTAGGAGTTTTTCCTTTAGAAGAAGGAGTCTTAGTACCAAAGAATACGTCATACAATGCTCCCCCTATTGCATCACCTGCCATCCCACCAAGTAAACCACCAATAAAATTACCAGCAACAGGAACGACAGAACCAGCTGCTGCTCCAACAGCACCAAGAAGCCCCGCACCAATTGCCCTAAATGCTGCTCTTCCAGGATTTTCCCCAAGAGCTACAGACAATCCAAAATCAATTAATGCGCCAATAACTGGAAGTGGTATTCTTTTCAGTAAAGGTCTAACACTTGAAAGAATACCCTTGGCACCTGATCCAGTAATTCTTGGTCCAGCTCCAGGCAACCTTAATTGAGGTTTTCCTCCAGTTGTTACTGTTGGTCTTTGTCTTAATGGGTTTCTTATATCAGGTCTACCAGCAGACCCTCCCCCAGAAGTAGTAACTCTAGGTCTTCCCCCAGGTCCTGGTCTCCCTCCTGGTTTTGGTCTTCCCCCACCTTTTCCACCACCAGCAGATCCGGCAGCAACCATTCCTGCAATCAACGCAAGATTTAAAAAGTTATTGAGTAATTTAGATAATTGATCGAATTGCTTTACTCCATCCTCACCAAAAAGATTTTTGGCAAATCCTCTAGTGGCATCATATGCTTTATATCCCCAATCAATAAATGTTACCAAACCGTCTAGCAACTTTCCACCAACGTTCAAAACAAAATCAGTTGCCCTACCCAGTAATTTGACAATAGGAATTATCTTTGGAAGATGATCTACAAGTCTAACTGCAAAATATCCAAGTAAAATATTACCAATAAAGTTCTTAATCCAATCCAAGAATCCCATTCTTGGAGCTTGAGGTGTTTTTACCTTTCCAGTTTCAGCCTTTGGTTTAGTTTCTAATTTAGTTTCTATATCTTCTCTTCTCTTCGCACTTTCTTTTCTCTTCCTATCGTCAAGACTTTTCTTTTGAGAAGCAAGTGTTCCTTTTAAGATACTATCAATCTCAATAACTTTTACACGAATTAAACCAATATTAGACTGCGACTTTTCGGAGAGAAAAATAGGAGTTGAAGAATTAACTTTAGTTTTTCTAACCTTTGCAGATATGCTACCCTTTGCAGCAGGTAAAAACTTTTGAGTGTTGATAGCCATCTTTTTATATTGTTATTCCTAAGATACTCATTTTCGCTTTGGAATTTTTATTTCTTGAACTAGCACTAAACCTAGGAGTGCTTTGTGTACTCTTGTTATTCTTCCTTCTAGGATCATTCTTAGAATACATTGTCACTGCCGTTTGTCCCTGCATAACAGTTGTGCTCTTTACTGGAGGTTTAACTGGTAATGTTTTTGGTTTTGATTTTGCAATTTGTGGGGTAGGTGGTTTATTCCTACCAGTTTTCATATCCAATCTACTTCTATCAATATCACCTATTTTAATTCTACTTCCAAGTGCTCTCTGATTTAGCCACCCAATATCTTGAGCAAATCTACCTAACATTGAAGCACCGAAGTAAGTAGCGTCACTTATAGATCCTTTCATAAGACCCTGTTTCGCCATTTGAGCATATTCTGCAACAGTCTTATTGAAATTATACCTATCATCTGTATATAAAGTATTTCCACCACCCTCAGTAGAAGCAGTAAATCTACCTAAAGTAGAGTTGAATGCAGAACCTCCAGGTCCAAGATCATCTGTATAAGCACCACCACCTCTTGCACCTTTATTAATATCTTCTTGGTTCCAATTCATTCTAACTTCACCAGTCTTTGGATCTGTAATCAATCCACTCTTGCTCATTGTTTTTTCAATTGTTTTTCTCCTCATTTCGTCAACCTGCTTATTTGACAAAATTTTAAATGGTTTACCCAAAGGACCAAGCATAGCTTTTACAAATGTCAAGTTTCTCATCATTGTAGGATTTCCGCTTGGAATAGGAATTAATCCCTTATCAGCAATTTCTTTAAAAGGACCATCTGGAAGTTTCTTTATAAAATTATCACCAAGAGTAATCATTTTATCTTGCATTTTTTCAATTTTTGCAGAATTCTCTTGATATCCTTTAGAAGAACTAATGTTTTTCATAAAGTCAAAAAATCCACCTGCAGCATTTTTGGGAGTTTGTGCAATATTATTTCCAGCCTGCATTACTTGGTTCTGAAGCTTTCCAGACTGAACATCTGCAAGTGCTTGATTTCCAACTTTCAAAGCCTGATCATACAGTCCAGCACCAAAATGAGTGCCAGCCTGCATTAGTTTTGATGCATCTTTCTGCAATCCAGTGTTCAAATAATTCTGAGCTCTCACACCTTGATTGTATAAATTTGATGTGGATTGTTTTATAGCTCCCTGAACAGATATACCAGCCTTTCTAGCAAGGTCATTTGCCCACTTATATTCTGATGATAGACCTTTTAAAACTTCACCAACTAAGTATTCTGAATTACTTCCAAAATTTCTACTATAATTATAAGCTTCTCTTCCAATATCTCCAATAAGACCACCGCCTGCTGCATGTGCAATTCCAGAAATAATAGTGGGGCGATTAGTACCTCCCCCCGCAGCATTCATTGCTTCAAAAGTATCAACACCATACTTTTGTACTGCACCTGCGGATACTACAAACTCACCATCAGAAAGCATTGCAGGAATTTTATCCCCTTTTGGTCCCCCAGGACCATTTATTAATCCAGTAAATCCACCACCACTAAACATTGCACCTGGAATAGGCGCAATTATACTTTGATTTTGTTGTCCAGTAGTAAGTTCTTGTTTGGCAAAAAATCCACCAATTTTTTGATACCAAGAGGCATTTTTATCCTTTTCCGTTCTCTCTACACTTTCTCTTTGTTTTTCTAATTCTGGTTTTAACTTTTCTCTTTCACCAGTTCTGGCAAATGTTCCTGCAACAGATGATCCAATTATTAAAGATGCTAAAGGATTTTTTGCAATTAACGATAAAAGTCTAGGTATTGCAACTTTTCCTATCTGGAAGATAAATCTTCCAAGCATTCCTACAGTACCACGAACAAACTTACCAAATGTTGTCCCAAACAGAACATATGCACCAAGTAATGCTGGCCACCAATCACCAAGGAATCTAATTATAGACTTTACTTTACTTGCATTATTAGGATCAGCAAGCCAATCTACAAGTTTAAAAACAATCCTACCAAGAATGATAGTGGTAAGGAAGTTTAGCAGTCTATCTAATAAAGACTTGACGGGAGCAATTATTTTTTCTGCTGCCTTCTTTAACCCACCAAATCTTTTCTCTAAATTAGTTTCAGCAAGTGCCCTTTTATCCTTTTCTCCCTTTCTCCTATCATACTCTGAAGCAGAATCGGATAATTTCTTTTGCGACTTTAAAGTTTCACTAATAGAAACAACTGCAGCTGTAATAGCAGATATATTATCCTCTAAACTTTTAGACAGTGGAGATTGTCCCAGCACCTGTGAGGGTGGCAATGCCTTAGTTGCTTTTGCTCCAGAAAGTTTTCCTTTTACTGACCCAACACTAAATGATCCTGCGCTTATTTTCTTTTTCTTTACTTCAAATCTTCCACTGTCCTTTTTACTCCTAACTCTCTTGTATTCTTCAGTTAAGAGCATAATTTCTTCGGTAGGAATAGTTTTTTTGGTCATCCTACCCTTGACCATTGCTTCTTTCAGAAGAGTCAAATACGTATCATAATCCAGGTCAAAAACGTCCTCCAGACCAAGCAGCCTTAGTACTCTTTCATCTATAGTTTCTTTACTATTAGAAATGGGCATTGCTCATCTGCATTTTTTGTTTTGATTCTTCTTCTTCAAGATGTTGTTGTAAGAGAGTCACATAGATATCTCTCTCCCAAGGAATCATATTTTCAATTTCCGTTAATGAATATTTATGGTATTGCATTAACGAAAAATTTAATCTATAGTAATTTTCAAGGTCCATATGGACCATGCCTATGCGAAAAAACTTGCTAATCCCTCAAGTACTACTTCACTTTCTACTTGAGTAACTGGATTAGTTACTTTGATCGTATGAGATAATTTTGGCATAGTTTCAAAAAACTTCTCAATGTCTTTGAACTGAGAAGAATTCATAGATTCTAAGAAATCGGAAATTTCTTTCTTAGTCACGTCAGCAGCAGACCAAACTTCGTCTTCAGTGTAAATTTTATCAATACAAGATCCAATGAGATCAAAAGATTGATCCATTGCATTTTTATCGTCTAGATCAAAATTATTCTTAATAAACTGATCCAGAGAAGGGTATCTCATTTCCATCATAATAGAATCGTCCAATTTGATTCTATTTGTATGACCTTCATTTTTCTGGACTTGAATATCGTCCAAATTAATTTTTACCCCAACTTGAGTATCTCCGTCATCTGGGCAAATAATATTAACCTCAATTTCTTCACCAACAGACTTTCCACGAATATTCAAAAACAAATACTCAATATCAAAAGTGGGAAGAGATTCTACTTTAATTCCTTTCGATAGAATACAGTTTTTGATTACTGTTTTAATTGCTGTAGTAATTTGTTTAGTATCTTCACTTTCTAAAGCGATTAAAAGTAATTTTTCTTCCTTAACTAGAAATGGTCGGTATTGAATTGTTTCTCCTGTCGATGGCAATTCAAGTTCATACTTTGGTGTAGCAATTTTAGGTAAAGGCATAATGTCCTATAAAAATGTCAGTATGATTATTTATGGGGGGTGGACAGATTTAAAAGTGTCCACCTCATCTTAATTAGCGTAAATTGAATGCTATAATATATGAGTAAATGATTCTAGATCAATGCGTCGCTTTTTCTTTAGTTTGGTTTTCCTCTATGGTGTAGGACTGTCCCTATACTTTGGTTCTTGGGGGATACGAGATATGGAAGCACTCGAAAAAGCAGTATCAGTTGGAGCTAGACACGAAGAAATTCGACACCGAATGAATGTTGCAGCAGAAGGAAATTGGTTTCTTCTTGCAAACCTAATTGCAATTACAGGTGCTCTGGGAACAATCGGAACTTCAAAGAACGATGACTAAAATACTAAAAATATTACTCTTTTCCTACTTAACAATAGTTAGTATTTCTTTCGGATCTGCATACATTATTAGTATGCTTCCACTACCAGATCCACCAGAAAATTCAAGAGAGTGAAAGAGGGTCAGAAATGACCCTCTTTTTTATTGTCCAGGTGCCAATGGACCCTCGTTTCTACCAACATAGGGAAGACCCGCTTCAACTCTTCTATTATTACTATTAACCGCATCAATAATTTCATCTCCTTCTAAAGGTTGTTGAGAATCTAGTAAATTAATTCCACTTGCTGCTAAATCGAATCCACTCAACTCTGGGTTTCCTGGAGAATTAACATTATCTTTAGTACTCACAGCAGGAGTAACCAAACTATTAATATAGTATCTAATATATGTGAATGATACTGTACACTTTAGTAGAGAAGAACTCTCATAAGAAACTGGAATTGAAGAAACACTTATTGGATAAGCATTTACAAAATTATATACTAAATTATTACCATAGTCTCTTTCATACTTTGTAATTGCCATTTGAGTAGAATAATACTCAGACGGATATCTCATCCTATAGAAATAATTTGGAGAAGCAACACCTTCTGGATTATCTCCGCCACCAGCAACACTTTCATTTACAATGAACTTAATCCAAGTTTCAAATAATCTAAGTGTCAAGTAATCTTGTGCATCGATATAAAAAGTTAAATCAATTCTATCGTCATATATTCTTCTATATGCATGTCTTTCAGTAACACCAGTAAAATCACCATTGATCTCATGAGTTGCTAGAGAAGATCCTGGCAATGAAGCTTCTGTACAAGAAAGCTGTATTCTCTCTTGATTTACTGAATTATAACTTATACCATTCTGTTGGAGATAGGAAGGAAGAGCAGAGGGTAAACCAATATAGACATCAAAATGTGAAGTTAATGCAGGTCTTAATAATGAAAACTTAATCCTATCGACACCCTTTCTATTAGGTTTTGGTGGTTGGAAAGCAGGCATCTATAAATAATTTTAACCTTATATATTATGTAGCAGAATAATGGGAGAGTATAAATAATATGGTATAATTAATTCATAATGAAAAAAATTATAAAATTCAATACAAATAAATTAAATGAATTTTTTAACGTTTCTTCTTCAGAAGAAATAATTTATGAAGAATATGAAGGAGTTTCTGGACATGAAGGTTGTTTAAATCCTTTTTATGGAAAAAAACATACAGAAGAAACAAAAGAAAAACTTAGAAAAATAACCCTAGAATTGTGTGAAGATGACAATTTCAGAACGTCCAGAGCAAGTTATGGGGAGAAAAATGGAATGTATCATAGTATGCGATTTGGAAAATCAAATCCAATGTGGGGAAAGAAGCATTCTACTGAAACAAAAATAAAGCAAAGCCAAAAAAGAAAGGAATGGTTTAAACATAATGAAAGTCCCCTTAAAGGAAAGGCTTGCTTAGAAAGTACAAAACAAAAATTATCAGAAAAAAATAGTAAAGAATATAAATTAATTTCTCCCCAAGGAGAATTAGTGGAAATAAAAAATCTTACTAAATTTGCAAAAGAAAATAATTTAAATATAGGATGTCTACATCACGTTGTTGCTGGAAGGAACAAATCACATAAGGGTTGGAAGAATGCCTCGTGACTCAAAATACCATCAAGGATTTTTCCATCCCAAAAATCCAAAAAAATATAAAGGAAATCCCAATAATATAGTATATCGTAGCAGTTGGGAATTAAAATTTATGAGATGGTGCGACTCGAATGAAAATATTTTAGAATATGGATCAGAAGAATTTTGGATTCCATATCTTTCCCCAGTTGATAATAGAGTTCATAGATATTTTCCAGACTTTATAATTAAAGTCAAGGAGAGTGATGAAAGTATAAGGACATATGTTATAGAAGTAAAACCAGAAAAACAAACACAACCACCAAAGAAAAGATCTAGAGTAACTAAGTCATACATACATGAAGTAAAAACTTACGCGGTGAATCAAGCAAAATGGAAAGCTGCTGATGAATTTTGTAAGGATAGGTTATTAGAGTTTAAAGTCATTACAGAAAGAGAGTTAGGTATCAAGTAATGGCAAAGGGATTTGGAGATTATCAAAAAGATTATCCTGGTTCTAGCCCAAGAGTTAGAATGTTGAAGAAAAGAATTGTAGAAGAGGGAACAAAGGATCCAGAAGAATTAATGTTAATAATACTAAGTATCTTTAAAGAAGAAGTATTATTACCAGAAGTTGGAAACTTCTACACTTTTATATACAACCCTAAAACACCAGATATTTCATATGACCAACATCCACTGATAGCATGTACGGAAATACAAAAGTGGGGATTCAAAGGTATAAACTTTCACTGGAGAGAATCTAGAAATTATACATGGGAAGAAGTAGCAGGAAAACTTCATGTTGTTAAAAGAAACGAGTTAGACGAACTATTGGCAGTTCCATATGCAAAAATACGTCTAAATAAATAAAAACCCAGTATAAATGTCTAGACAGACAGAATTATATTCTTCTTCGAAGGAGAATAGATAATGGCAAGCTTTACTAGTAAAATAAGTCCAGTTACTCTTGGATCTTCTACTGCAAACAAGCAGCAGACATTTACTGCAACAAAAGTTACTGAAACGAAAGGTCCAAATGGACAACCAGTATTCAAATCAGAAGTAATAAGATATGGTGACGCAAAGGGTGGGAATCCTGTAATTATTGCAACAGGAGACTCCACAAAACCCGGTGTATTGACCCCAACAAGTAACGCATCCGCAGCAGAAAAAAGCGCACTAGTTGAAGGAGGAGCAATAAGGAATGCTAATAAAACTCAAGTAGAATCTCTGAGAAAAGACGTTCTAGGATCCAGTGGAGGAACTTCGGATCAAAAAACTTCTTTTTCAAACCTAGGAGCGGCAAAAACTTCCTCAGATCCAAACTCTGCAGATAATACTCAAGCACAAGACATTGAAAATTTCAATAAACAATTAGAGTCCTCAGGAGAAACAAGAAACTCTTTTCCAAAAACTCTAGTATATCCATCAACCCTACAGATCAAACAGCAGGATGTAATGCGTTTTAGTATGTTGAAGTATGATCCAAAAGGATATAGTAATGAAAATCTTGCAAAAGACTTGAATCCATACGGAAACAGAAGTGCTACTAGTACTAGAACTATTGGATCTGTAATTTTACCAATACAAAATAATATTAATGACGCTAGTTCTGTTGGTTGGGGAGAAAGTAGAATAGATAATTTACAGGAATTCGGTAGACAATTTGCAGAAAATTTTATAGTAGGTGGTGGTCAACAGGCAGCAGGAACTGCAGAGGCTGGTGTAAGTGGAGTACAAAATAACTCAGATGCAGTTAAAACTTCTCTTATGAGCAAATTTGTAGAAAGTGCGACAGGAACAGCAGACTTTTTATCAAGAACAAAAGGGGCAGTCACAAATCCAAATCTAGAACTTCTCTTCCAAGGTCCAACATTAAGACCATTTGCATTTTCATTTAAATTAAGTGCAAGAGACGTTGACGATAGAGAAGCAATCAGAAAAATCATTAGATTCTTCAAGCAGGGATCTGCAGTTCAAAAGACAACATCAAATCTATTCCTCAAAGCACCTCATACATTTCAAATTCAATACTTATATAAAGGAAGGGAAGATCACCCATATATAAATCGAATAAAAGAATGTGCTATGACTGCATTCTCTGTCAACTATACGCCTGACGGAAGTTATTCAACATATGCAGACGGTCTAATGACCTCATATGAAATTACTATGCAGTTCCAAGAACTAGAACCAATCTTCAACGACGATTATACAAAACTTGACGGAAATAACGACACTACAATAGGTTACTAAAAATGGCAAACTACTTTTCCCAAGTTCCAAATTTTGATTACGTCAGTAGAGTTGATTCTGGAAAAAATATATCTGATTATATTCAAGTTAAAAACTTATTCAAAAGAGGAAAATTAAGGGAAGACATTTTTCAAAATCTTGCCTTCTTTGAAAAGTATAATATCGAAGGGGATGATAGACCAGATAATGTAGCATTTAAAGTTTATGGTGATTCAAATTTAGATTGGGTAGTTCTACTTTGTAACAATATCGTTAATGTACAAACAGAATGGCCAATTTCACAAACTTCATTTGATGACTATGTTCTAAACAAGTATGGAGATTATGATACCTTATATAATGGAATTCATCATTATGAAACAAGAGAATATAAAAGTGGATCTGGAATTGTAATAGTACCTAAAGGTTTACAAGTTCCTTCTACTTACTCAGTAAGTTACTTTGATTACCTTGCAGACACTCAAATTGATACTGGAAACCTTTCAGAACCAATTACAAACTATCAATACGAAGAAAAACTAGATAACGATAAGAGAAATATTTTCGTACTCAAGCAAAGATATCTAAATGTAATTGTTGACGATATGGAAGATATCATGACATATAGAGAAGGTTCCAGTCAGTATGTGACTGGAACCTTAAAGAGGGGAGAGAATATTAGATTATATTCTTAATCAATCCTCAGCAAGACGTTGGAAGTAAGAAAGAGCGTCGTCTTCATCTTCATCCGTAGAAGTTGAAGAAGAAGTCAATTTGCTTAGTTCTTCACTCAAATCTTGTGGAACTGGTTCAGAACGACGAGAGGTAAAATCGGGAGAATAAGAACCGCGATCATTATCTTCGTCTTCCACTTCTTCATCCAGACGAGGACGAGGAGCAGACTTTTGACCAAGAACATACTTAAGACGCTTCTCAAGATCTTCATAAGATTTGAATTGGTCAGGAGCAGTTACTGCTGCGAGAGAGTACTGCTTTTTCCAAACTGCTTCTAGAGCGTCATCATCGTCAAGAAGAGGAGCAACACGATCAAACTCAGACTTGTCGTAGTTCCAGTACCCGTCTTTCTTTACGATTTTCAGTTTGAAGTTAGCACCCTGCCAGAAGTCAAAAGGATTGATAGGAGTTTCGTCTTCAAACTCAGGTTGCATTGCTTCCATGATCTTATCAAAGATCTTCTTACCATACTTGAAGAGGAAGACTTTACCTTCGTTATGAGGATTAGTAGGATCCTTCACAACGTAAATGTTACTGTAATATGACAGTTTACGCTTTTGTTTGCGAACGGTGTCCTAATCTTTATCAATACCACTGTTCCAGAGTTCACGGTTATATGCCGAAAGAGGATCTTTCTGACCCAGAG